TGCCCAACCGTTAGCCAGGGCCTCGTCGAGTTCTGCCTTTTCCGTGAACACTCGAGGCTCTTCGGAGGCATGAAAAAGCATGGTGGGATGCATAAGCGAAACGGGCGAGGTTTCCCCCGCCCGTCCTGTTAGAACTGCGCCGCGCCGACCATTGCGGTGTCGGGCCGAAGCACCGTCACCAGGTAGACCTGCGAAGCAGTGGGGACAATCGGGGAGGCGGTGTAGTTGCCGAACGTGATCGCAATCTGGTTCGCAGCCGAAGCACGCGAACCGACAATTGCAAGGCCGGCCTGGGCGGTCGGTTTGTTCACATACACCACGTCCCCGGGTTGCACACCGTTCAGCGTGAACGTCTGCTCAGCCGAGGTGTTTGCAGCGACAGAGGCCGGGGAGAGCGTGAGGCTCACCACGACCATGCCGCGAACGTTCCCGTAGGGGATCATCGTTGCCATGGTCGTGTCTCCTTAGCTCGCCGCGATCTGGTTGGCCACACGGGACGCCAGTTGCGGATACAGCGCCGCGAAGCCGTACAGCACGTCGATACGGCACGGAACCGTGTCGGTGCCGATGGCGTACTGGCGCGCCACACGCAGGGAGATCCCGTCGTAGACTTCACGAGCGCCCCAGGCACCGTACTGGCTCACGTCTTCCAAGTCGGCAGTGGCGAACGTGAAGGCATCCTTGTGGAAGCCCAGGTTCACGCCGTACTGCGCCGTGGAGGCCGAGAACATGTTGATCGGCGCATTGTCGGCAGGCGAGTTGCTGACCGTCTGGAACTGGCCGCTCGGGACAATCGCCGGGGAAATGGCGATGGTCGAGTTGCCCGAACCGTCCGTGGTGGAAACCGCAGTGACGGTGAATTGCTGCAGGTAGCCCAGCGACTGGCGGGTTTCCGGGTGCACGCCGTACACGCCGTTGATGGTGAACACGTCACCGACATTCAGCGTGGTCGTGGTCGGCGTCCAGCCGTCGGTCACCAGCGACGAACCCGTCTGGCCGCCACCTTGGACCAGCGGCGTACCGCCGTACGTGCCGGTGGTGTGAACCGGCAGCAGCGTGTTCTCGTAGAAGTCGAAGCCCGAGGTGCGGCCCAGCATGCCATCTTCGTACTGGTCGGCGATCTTGTCCGAGGACTGGAACAGGCCCTTGAGCGCGTCCACCATCGTGACGGTGGTGTCCGTGTTCAGGATCATGTTCTTTTTGCCGGCTGGCGTCAGGCTGTTGGTCATGTACTTCTTGGCCGACAGGAACGGCGTCAGGCTCGCAGCCGGGGCCGTGGGCGAACCCGCTTGCTGATAGACCGTCTTGTACAGACCAGCCAGTGCGTCGTTCTCGATGGAGGCGGCGAGCTGGGCCATGGCCGGTTCCAGATAGCGGTCGGCGAAGTCATCCACCTGCATGGTCAGTTCCACGCTGGAGAACGAAATGTCGACGTGCTTCTGGGTGTTGACGGTCAGCGGCACTTGCGTGTCCACCGAATCCTGGATCGACAGCGCGGCACCGGTCGAAACCGTGTAGCGAGGCGGCTTGCGGATGTTCAGCGTGGTGCCGATCTTCGCGCCCGAGACGGCGAAGCGGTCGTCGTACTGACGGTTGACCTTGCTGACGAAGTTGAGCTTCTGGTGCAGGATCGCCAGCGCCTTGCGCGTGATGATCTGCGGGGTGAGTAGTACGTTTGCCATTTTGGAGAACTCCGAGGGTGTTTATCCCCGTCGTGCCTTCGCCCGTTCTCGTTCCTTCTTCATGAACGTGTCAATGTCGTCCGAAGGAAGATGCTCAAGAGAAGTGGGCGCAGACGAACGCGACCCAACCGGTTTGACCGGAGGCGGCGCTTTGCTGACGGAGGGGGGATTGGGGGTGGCAGTTGCCAACCGGGCTTCGATCAGCCCAATTGCGCGTGCCTGCTGAACTGGAGACAGGGAAAGAATGCGTGTCGCTTCATCCGGGTTCGTGCCCAGGTAATGCAACACCTTGTGCGGCACGTCGCTTTCCAGCACGGCAGCCGAGAACGCAATGGCCTGAGGGTCGTTGTCCATGGCACCCAGGCTTTGCAGGGTGGACATGGCCGTATCGAACTCAGCCTTGAACTCCTTCGTGCCGTTCGATCGCAGTTCGACAATCTTTGCTTCTTGCTGTCGCGCCGCGATCTTCTGTTCTGCGAGTCGTTCCGCTCGCGCCTCCACGTCTTCCTGACGTGCAGGCTGTTGCGTCTCATCAGCCTCTTGACGGGTCGCCCGCAGACGTTCAACTTCCCGCTCCAGATAATCGGCTCGGGCTTGCTGTTCGTACCGCTTGCGCGTCAATTCGTTGATGCGGCGCTGCGCCCACTCGGGGCTGTCGTGCTTCTTTCCTTGCTGCTGCTCAGCTTCTTGCGAACCGGCCTGCTGTTCGCCCTGCTGTACGGCCTCGGTGTTCGTCTCAATTGCCTGTTCAGGCGCGGCAAGACTCTCCGCAGTTTGCACTTCGGACATCGGTTAACTCCACACGGGATAGATAGCCCCGTCAGACCGGACGGGTTCGGTATTGCGAAATCAGTAGCCGCCGTAGCCAGGCGTGGCGTAGACGGTTGCGGTGCTGCTGGCGGCGATCACGGCGATGCCGTCGTCGTTACCCTTGAGCAACAGAATTGAGGTGTTCGGCAACAGCGGGATATCGCTCTTGCCAGCGGTAACTGGTGCTTTCCCGGTCTTCACGAACACCGTGTCCGTCCCACCATTCGTCACACGAACGCTGGGGCTATTGGCAGCCACGGACGGCGCCCAAGAACCAGCGGTACTGGCGGCGGCAGCTGATAACGTCAGCGTCGGGCCGCTACTACGAAAGGCTGCGTAGCTCATTGCATTCCTTCAGGCTATAAAAAACCCGCCGGAGCGGGTTGCATGGGTTGTTGCGGCTGCATCATCGGAGGACCTGGAGGCGCCACAGCAGGAAGCTGTTCCACCGGCTCCTCGGGTTGAGACGGCGAATGAAGGGACGTGAGGACGATCTGAGCGGCCAACGCAGCCAATTCCTGAGGAGTCATGGCGGGTTGCATCACCTTCATGCGGTCCGTCTCAGCGGAGTAATGCTTGATCATCAGTTCCTGCTGCTTGTATTCCCGGTCTTCCTTGAGCGTCTGCATCTCAGCGGCCATCTGCTTGAGCGCTTCCTGAAATTGCTCGCTCTGTGCCAATGCTTGCTCGACCATCTGGCGGGCTTGGGGCGGCATATCCTCTTCGCCTTCCTTGTCCTGCAGTTGAGGGGGCAGCATGGCTTTCAGGCGCTTGGCCATGTCATCAGCGCCTGGCCAATCCTGGTTCTTCACCAGCAGATCGCCGATCACCTGCCACAGCTGCGGGTTGCCCTGCACCATCTGCGTCATCGCGTCCAGCGCTTCCTGGCGCTTGGTCGTATAGCTCGGACCAACCACAACGGCCACGTCGTAGCGGCCAACGCCCGGGTTGTAGATCTTCTCGATCTCCTTACCAGTCTGCATGTCTTGGACAGAACGCACGGCTTCTTGCTGCCGAGGGTCAAGCTTGGCCATCGTCACGTCGTCGTCTTCGCCCAAGATTCGAGCAACGCGCTGTGTGTCATAGATCTTGGGGATCAGGTCAACGATGATCCGCCCCACAAAGCGAATGGCGCGCGACAGGTTGTCAACGTACTGGAACGTGCCGATATCGCCCTCACGCTGACGCGCCAGAATCGCCTTTCCGCTCGTTTCGTTGGACTTTTGACCCAGGGATGCGTCGTACTGCCCCGTCGTGGTCTTGATATCGTCTGAGGCCCCTAGCTTGGCCTGCAGGATGCCCTGTGAAGGTTGGGGCGGTACAGCACGCTGAGGCGGGGGAAGCGCTTGCTCGCCGTTCTCCGTGTCAACGACCGGGTTGTATTCCAACACCGCGTAATTCACCGTGTTGGCGTTCTTCCACTGATGCTCGTAGCCTTCGATTTGGCCAGCAGCCGCGATAAACGGGGCCTTCGGAGCCAGCGCCAACATCTCAACTTCCTGGCTCGCCCAGTAGTTGTACATGCGCTGCGCATCCTTGGCGTTGCGCACCAACCCCGACAACGTAATCTTGCCCTCGATGTCGTACTCATTGCCAACGACTCGAGCCACCGGGATGAACTTGCCGGGCCACTCGCTTTCTTCCAGCACCTGATGGCCACAGATCTTGCGGAACATGATCTTCTTGGCGTTGACCTCGCGTGTCTTGACTGGCTGTTCACCAGCCAGCGCAGCGCCCATCGCAACCGCATCTTCCTCGCTGAAGGTCGTCACGCCAGAAGCCCACAGGTGGAGCTTCTTCATCTCGTATTCGCAGCGCCACCATTCGGCTACGCGCACGCGATCCTTCGCGTACCACCGCGCGCCAGGATCACCAAGGCCCATCACTTCCCAATCGGTGACCTCGGCATCCGGATACTGAGCCTCAAACTCCTTGTGACTCAGCATCTCCGTGATGAACAGAAACTTGCGGTCCGACCCAGTAGGGTCAACGATGTCCGGGTCGTCGTAAACCGTGAAGATGTTGCGGATCCGCTCGATCTTGATGTCTTGGTCGAACGACTCGTCGTCCACGTAGTCGGTCAGGACGCGGATGTATCCAACACCAGCAACAACCTGGTTGTCTGCTGCTGTGTCGTAGGCGATATCGGCATCCGAGGCGTACTGGATGTGGCGAATCACGCCGTTCAGGACTTCCGCGACCTCAGGATCCGCCTTGTCGTCGACAGGGATGACCTTGATCGCCGGGCGATTCTGGCGAATATCGTTGGTGACCTGATTGACGTGCTGCGGAAGCTTGTTGATCGTTAGGCAAGGCCGCTGGCCGCTCGGGTCCGTCTCACGCTTGCTGCGAATCGCATCAGGCCACTGGTAGAAGTTGTCAGGAGACGCAGCACGGAACCGGAAATCATCCAGCATGTACGTGCGGTTCTCCTGCTCAGCCGTCACCACACGCTCAAACTGAGCCTTCGCAAGCGCAAGTAGGGCTTCCTCTTTCGTCTCGCCCTTCTCTTTCGCGTCTTTCAGCTCGTAATCAGCCACTTAGGC